AAGGGATGTTTGAATGAACACACGTACAATAGAGGAAACCGATTGGCTACAAACTATCGTCGTCTCGTACTCACTTTTTTATTGACAATAACCCCGCGATGTGCTAGTATGTTACCAGTTCGTGCGAGTGGGACTTGTATCCACCACGTACGATAACAAAAAGTATAACATCATGACACTAGAAACAGCAATAAATAAATACGAAACAAAACATAACGTACGTATTGATTACGCCGTACCGCAAGGATGGTTCAATGACGTAAATAATGCAGACGTACAGATCAACCCACAAGATTTCGTGTGGGTTTACAAAGAAGATAGCGGTATCTTTGGCATACCATTACACAAAGATACCATCTTCGCGGATAGCATAACCGATGATTTTGATCTCGAACGTGCTATGTTACTACGGGAAATTGAACATCTTACATCATGAACAATAACGAACGAGAACTATGGGTACGTAACGACGAAGGACTGTACGCAATGTGGCAGGATAGTAAGCTGTCAATGCGTATGTTCCTCATAAAGAATCGTACGACAATCGACAATCACATAGCATACATACTTAAATCATGAAACAAGCATTCACACAAAGCGAATTCGGTAACGGATTCACAATACTCTTCGCTAACAAATGGAGTGTTAGCGTACAATGGTCGGAGCATCACAAGTGCGACGGCGGAATTAGAACAGCGGAAGTTGCTGTGCTAGATCCAGACGGTATGTTCTGGACTATCGTAGACGATGAACTAAAGTTAACAGGTGACGTAATGCCATACACTACGTCAGAGGAGTTAGTAAACATAATAAATAAAGTATCATGAGCACAGCAATATCAAGTAACGCAGCTCGCGCTTTCGTACAAGGCAAGCGCTTCAGTAGGTCTAACACCAACGTTAGACGGAACATCGACGGTAGCGTAGAGATGCGACTATGGGATAACCTTATCGCACGACATACCGTAGAGGACGGAACACAAGTAACAATGGCAGGATGGGGTACAGCTACCACACGTGCAAGACTTAACGCTATCGTAGACGAGTTAGGTATGCGCGCAGGTTTCTGGCAACACAAAGGCGATCAGTTTTATGGTACGCACAACTCGGTAGTTAGTGGAGATGCTTGTAGCGTCTGCAACCGTATCATATCAACCACAGAATGGGTACAAATAGCACGATGACATACAAAAAACATCAGATACACAACGGTTACAACGATCCACTAATACGTTTCATATTGCGTAGGTGTGGAGTTCAGCGTATACACACAGGATGGTATACGATACTATACAACGGCGCAAAGTTAGAAGATAGCACGTTTGCGTTTGCGTCGCGTAACAAACAAGGAAAATGTAATCACTACAAAAGATGCCAGACTTAGATATAACTAGTGACTTCTATCACAACTTCTTTCGTCAGTATCCACTAGACAACAGTTTGCGTAGGATACCTGTCACATATGCGAGAACTGACATAGCATTATTAGCTCCACGCACACACGCAGGGCAACCGTACAACGAGCGCACAGTTATCTTCACGGATAATAATGCGTACGTTAAGGTTAAAAAACAAGAAGGCTGGGAAGCTATGCTAAAAGATCATTATGATGCACGTGTAGCGAGTGACAAAGGCCCACCGCGCACGGATAATAGTTGGGTACGTAAAATAGTCGAACCTATCTACGCTAAGATGCGTCGGAGTCGTAAGAAATACTGATGACTACGCCTACTGAAATGAAAAGGTTAACAAAACGACTTGCTGCTTACAGTACAGTTGATTCCTGTATGCGTAAGTTAACGCAAGATGCTATAACATTATCATTTCGTAACGAACCTGTATTAATTACAGGTGATACAGGTACAGGCAAGGAGGTAATAGCTACAATACTACATGGCACACGTGTAGATAACATCACAACAGTTAACACAACAGCCGTCACGGATACGCTATTCGAGAGCGAGTTATTCGGTCACGTTAAAGGATCATTCACCGGCGCTTACTGCGATAGAGAAGGTTTAGTAGCAAGCGCCGGTGATGGTACGTTATTCCTCGATGAGATAGGTGATATGCCTGTTACATTACAAGCAAAAATACTCCGACTCATACAGTTCGGTACGTATCGTAACGTCGGTGGCGACAAACTGCTCACAGCAAAATGCCGTATCATAGCGGCAACGTGTAAGAATGTACCACAGTTAATAGAAGATAAGCTGTTCCGTGAGGATCTTTACTATCGTCTATCAACATTTAGGCTACACCTTACACCATTACGCGACAGACGGCACGACATACACCATTACTTAGCAAACCATAAGTTATGGTTTGACATGACAGAGAGTAAACGTAAACATTTCGCAGAGTACGCTGACAACGAACCAATTCACGGTAATTACCGTGAGTTAGAACAAATCATGCTACGATATGAAGTTTTAGAAAAAATGCCTGAGTTAACTTACGCTCTAAAAAATAAAATTTTAGAAGTTAACTGACTTGGCACGGATCTTGCTTTATATATAGTATCTGGCCCCAACTAGGGGGTTTAGAAGTTAAGTAGAACCCTAGCATAAAAGTAGAACATAAGATATGGCACAACATATTGAACAAACATATAAGGACGGAGACTGGAAGGGATTCAAGTTTACCGTGAAGCAATTCGATAGCACAGTAGAGGCTGTCGAAGGTCTGGGCGAGGATAACGTACTCGCGCTCGTTAACCAACAGGTTGCATCTCGCATACGTTCTAAAGTTAAGAACGGTTTGCCGAAAGGTCTTAGCGGAGATGATCTCGCTAACGCACAGCAGCGTTTGTTAGATAAGCACACCGATGGTGTGTTGTTTAACGCTGACGATGCTAACGGATGGCGACCTGACCAACGTACCGAAACGCCTACTGCCCTGTTCAAACAGGCGAAGGAAGCGTTCAAGGCTGGCGATACTGCCAAGGGTGCGGAACTGCTGACTCGTATGCAAGAGCTTCTCGAAGCTTCGTAAACGATAAGCATATCGTAGAGAGGGACGGCCAGTAAAAGCTGTCCCTCTCTTTTACTCATAACTGCTAACAAGATATTTTTATATGGATGATATTATAGATATTGTTGTAGGGAAATTAAAGAAACCACAAAATTTAGCTGCACCAAAGCACCACCGCTCATCGTACACAAAAGATACAGCCGCAATGGTACAGCCTATCATGGACAAACTGTTAGGCGACGGCGCAGATGTATTCGTACCAGCAGCTAACACAGGCTATAGTGCAAACACTTTATACGGTAAGTTAAACGATGGCTTACTATGGTTAATGCACAACACAGCGGAAAAGGATAAGAACGAAGCGTATCGTATGTTACGTACGCAAGTCTCCATGCGCAAAATGGACGACGGCGTTTTGATATATTTTAAAGCTGCCGTGCGTGACATCAAGCGTACGCCAAGTAAACCGGCGCTTGAAGGTGTGTCAGCCGATAGCGTAAAGTGGCGGCATGACTTACTCTCGTGGCTGCAACGTTCACAAGAAGGTGAGATGTTCAAGGCAGACGTTACGACAGACGACGACGATCAGCGTTGGGTATACGATAACATAGCCATACATGCACCTAGCGCAGAAGTTATCTTCAGCGACGACAACATTAAACTCATACGCTAATGACAATAGAAACACTACTCGAATGTGAAGTTAGCGTACTGGAGAAGATGACCGACGATGAGTTGCTCACACACTTCCAACCATACCTTGTCGTATGTCAGCCACCTGTTGACGAGCGTAAGACAAAGGTAGTTAAAATAAAACGTAAGTCTGCAAAGGTTTCGTCCAGCGTCAAGCGTACGCTAGAGGAACAGATGAAGGAGCTAGCTGACTTACATAGCATAGACTTAGACGCGGAGAAAGCGCGGAACTTACTACCACCAAACTTACGATGATTACTTTAGATAAAACAACAGACGGACGTTACATAGTTAAGATAGATGCATCGTTGTACACACAGTCAGCTTGCCCACGCAGGATGTGGTACATGGGCGGACGAGGCTTACGTTATGACGGTAAGTCACACAAGATGGAGTATGGTACAGCGTTTCATAAAGCGTTGCAGGAATACTACACCACGTTTAACACAACGAAAGCTGTTGCCGTTGCCGTGGAGCACTACGCGCAACCTGACATACACATACCAGACAATGACTTCCGTGACGTAGGACATCTCATTGCTACATTACATCAATACTTCAAGGAGTATGAAATGATTGATGGCCTAAGACCTGTAGTAGTTGACGGCGAGCCGTTACTTGAGCAGCGGTTTGCTGTACCGTACTTCACCGACGGCAACCTACTGGACATAGTATTGTGTGGCACGGTGGATATGATAGGTACGTTCAACGGCATTAACGTAATCGTTGACCACAAGACAACCGCGCTTATGCAAGTGGAGAAGTACCTCGACTCATACCAGAACTCACCACAAATGATGTTCTACAGTATGATATATAAGCAACTGTTTCCTGACGAAGACCGTGGTGTAGTTATCAACGGCATCTTCCTGTCACGTACAGGTAAGAATAAGTTCCAGCGATCTACGATAATCACATTCCCCAATCACGTACTGGATGAGTTCGCCGCGCATTTGCATAACATAGTCACCGACTTCGCCAACAGTTTATACGCTGTGATAGCAGACGGCAAAGATCCAGAGCAGGAGTTCCTACCAAACTTCAACTGCTGTCAGACAAAGTTTGGCGAATGTAACTTCTCACCTGTGTGTACTACGCCACGGCAAGATGATAGAGAGACTCTCGTTACGTCGTTGTTCACCACAACTAACACATACGATCCACTAAAATTCCAAGCATGACAGACCAAGAAATACGCGACGCAGCTTTACGTAAGTTTAAAATACTTGCACCGCGCAAGTTCAACGCTGGCATAGCAGAACACAATCCCGACGGTACAAAAGGAATGTGGCTTATGACTCCAGAGCAACTTGTAGATAGCGCGGAGGAAGAAGTAATAGATCTTTGGCACTACATACAAGTGCTTAAAGCAAAAATAAAAGAGCAAGACGCTCTCATACTACAACTGAAACGAACAATAGCAAAACAAACATGAATGACGAACAAGACATATTAGCTTTATCTAAAGCTATAATAGAGATAAGTCAAGACAACCCAACCAGAATCATACACGCTATAGACGGTGTGAGTGAAAGCATAGAAAAACTTAACTCAACTTTAGCGGAACAGCTAAGACAAGTTAAAGTTGAGTTAGATATTATTTCTAGCACCATGCGATAACGAACAATAGCAAAACAAGAACAATGAGTAAAGCAATAATAGGTATCGTAGGTAGTAGTGGCACAGGTAAGTCTACCTCGCTACGCAACCTGCCAACCAACACAACACACATAATAGATCTTGAGCGTAAGGGTATGCCCTTCCCCAAGAAGTTCCCACACACATCATTCTGCGCTAGCGTTAAAGAGTTTAACGATGCGTTAAGCGTAGCACTAGCAGACGAAAGCTGCGAAGTGATAGTCATTGAGTCGTTCACAAAGTACGTTGAGATACTACATACGTTATCTGATAGGTCTTTCAAGGGCTTTGATATATGGAACTACTACAACCGTGAGATTCGCACTATGCTAGACAGGGTTAAGAACGATCATGCTGTTGTGATATTCACAGCAGTTGATGAGATAGTGGAGCTTGTGCAGCCTAGTGGCAATACGTTTAACGTGCGCCGCATTAAGGTACAAGGCAAGCAACACGCTGGTTGTATAGAGAAGGAAC